CCTAACCTTTTTAAGATATAACCTATATCTGATTGCATATGCTGTATTAAATCCATTGAATTAACATCTCTATCTTTATTCATTGATGCCCATTCAACGACAGAATTACACAATACACCAGAAATAAGTTTCCAGTCTGGACTATCTTTTGCAGGAAGAGTGCAGTTCTGAAAGTCTGCCAATTCTCCTGTTGCGTCTTTGTCTTTGACTAACTCCACTAAACTCTCGATTAGTGGGGTTATATTTACATTGTTCTTAGTAATTAAATCATTTGGCATTATACTGTCCTTCCATTTATTTCTATTATAGTTTCAGGGTTAATGTTTGCCCATCTTCTATGATTAGGATTTAAGCCATTACCTACACGATAGGCTAAGACATAATTAGGTAGTTCGTTAATACTATCTCTAGTACCAAGTTCAGTATTACGCCAAGCATGAGTACCTAAGATACCTCTTTTAATCTTAGATATATCACCCTTATTGTTTATCCATTTGCAAGAGAAGAAACCATTTCCTACTATTGCTTTGAAGTCTTGTTTAGTCATGTTTACCTCAATTCTATTTCTATCTATTGTGTATCATGGCTTACTAATTAATTATATAGTTAATTAAATTAGTTGGGGATAACCTGTGGATAAGTCGGCACAACATGTAGTGGTGCGACAAAATGCCGCGGCCCGGGATGTAGTATGCTCGGCGCACAATTGCCTACTATATCTAGCGGTGCGACACAATGTCGCAGGCGGCGCCCGGGAACTCCACACGGACCTGCCAAATCTGCGAGGGGGCGCCCCCCCTTTATAGCTAAAGCATGCTTTTATTTTTTAAGGGTAAGATTGAGGGTGACAATGATCACCAAAAACGTTATATATCGAAGTTCGAAAAAATTTTTAAAAAATGGAAAATGTTTCGCAACTAGAAAAGCTAGATACACAAACCCTCAAATATCTTTTAAAGAATGCGGTTGTTGAAAAACAAGAAGAAACGCAGTCAGATTTTTTAAAATTTGTAAAAACAGTTTGGCCTGAATTTGTTGAGGGAAAGCATCANAAAATTTACGCGGAAAAATTAAACCGCATTGCCAATGGTGAGCTCAAACGCCTTATTGTAAACATGCCTCCAAGACACACGAAATCAGAATTTGCGTCGCATTTATTTCCGGCGTTCTTTATGGGAAGGCATCCTAAATCTAAACTAATACAAACTACACACACTGGTGAACTAGCAATTCGATTTGGACGTAAAGCAAAAAATTTGATAGAGTCAGATGAATATGAATCCGTCTTTCCAGAAGTTACTTTGGCTGCAGATTCAAAAGCTGCAGGACGTTGGGAATCTAATCATAAAGGTGAGTATTTTGCTGCTGGTGTGGGTGGTGCTATTACTGGTCGTGGTGCCGATTTGCTTATTATTGACGATCCGCATTCCGAGCAAGATGCTTTATCTCCTTCTGTTCTTGATGGTCATTACGAGTGGTATACTTCTGGTCCACGTCAACGTTTACAACCTGGCGGCGCGATTGTTTTAGTCATGACCCGTTGGTCCATTAAGGATCTAACAGGACGCTTGCTCCAAGCACAAAGTAAAGACCCAGCTGCTGACCAATGGGAAGTAGTCGAGTTTCCGGCAGTTATTAATGATAAACCTATGTGGGGTAATTTCTGGTCCATGGACGGTCTGAATTCTGTTAAAGCATCAATTCCCATTACCAAATGGAATGCACAGTGGATGCAGAATCCCGTGGCCGAGGAGGGTGCACTTATAAAACGTGAGTGGTGGAAAGAATGGGAGCCGGAACAAATACCACAATTGCAGTATGTTATACAATCGTATGATACAGCTTTTACCAAAAAAGAAACAGCCGATTATTCAGCAATTACGACGTGGGGTATATTTACGCCAGAAGATGGGGGTAGACAGAACATTATCCTTTTAGACGCCAAGAAAGGCCGGTGGAACTTTCCTGAGTTAAAAGAGAAAGCACAAGAAGAATATAAGTACTGGGAACCAGAGGTTGTATTGGTCGAGGCCAAAGCGTCCGGGTTACCACTTACACATGAATTACAAAAGGTTGGCATACCTGTAATTAACTTTACACCGTCAAAAGGAAATGATAAACATGCAAGAGTGAACAGCGTAGCACCGCTGTTTGAATCAGGGGCAGTATGGGCTCCTAAAGATAGACGTTGGGCCGAAGAAGTCATTGAAGAATGCGCAGCATTCCCATTTGGCGATTATGATGATTACGTGGATAGCATGACGCAGGCATTAATGCGCTACCGTCAAGGTTATTACGTAGAACTAAAGGACGATTTTGCGGATGAACCAACAGATAAACGAAGACAAGAATACTATTGATAGAGGTGTAAGTGACTTTACGTCATTTGATCTATTGGAACAACCTTCCGAATTTAAAACACAAATAGACGAGCAGTACAAAGTAGAAGATGATCTAGCAGAAGATTCCCAATTTTTATCATCTGCAGTACCAGGAGCTGTAAGTGCAGTTGTCACAGATACGTTAGGTGCAGTTAATGTTTTAAATCCATTATATTTAGGAGAAGGAGATTCTGAAGATTACGGAGCTGTTGATTATTTCTCCAGTGTATTTGATGGTGCTATTAGTGGTAAAACCCGTGAAGGCGAAATGTTTATTTCTGTAGATGATATTAATGCTAATCCTAATTTAAAGGAATGGATTAATAATACACAAGCCATAATGCAGGGTAATGCAATTGAGCAAATGGATGCTTTTAGAAAAGCTAATAATATAAACAGTAAAGCAGAGTATGACGAGTTTAGAGACAGAGTATTTATAGATGGACAAGAAGGACCTGAATTTGATGAATTTAGAAGATTATTAACCCAAATTGAAAAACCACAACCGTACACTTACGATGCTGAACGTGAAGGTATTATTATTAATCAAAACACTTTACCACAAATGCCAATGGATGCAGATCCTAAGTTTACTAAAGATGGCGATTTATCTTTACCTTATGCAGGTTTATTTGGTTACAATGATGATAATGAATTTGTCATGAAACGACCTTCCATGTTTAGGTTTACTGATGAGCTAACACGCGGAAAAGAAGGTCCAGCTTTTTTAGAAGCGGCTGAGGATTATTTATACCCTAACATTAATGCAAGTTTTTCTTATGGAAATACACCTGAAGAAACTTATGGTTACATGGCAGGACAAGTTATACCTAGTGTGGCTGGACTAGCTAGTTTAGCTAGAAGTGGAGCTAGAACAGCTATTAAAGGTGGAAAAGGAATTATGAATTTTATAAGAGGTGAGAGTAAAATTCCTTTTGATCAAATTGATTATAGAAAAGAGCCTTACATAGCATCAAACATGGACCAAGGACTTGGTAGCATGGAAAATCAAATGAACTTATTTGATAAATAATGGGCTCTAGAGATAAACTAATAACAACTCCTGTTAAAGCTGTTAAAACAGCTTTAAATATAGGAAAGAAAAGTGATTCTTTTGAAGAGATAGATTATGTAGCTGATCTTGCTCAAAACCGTGCTGCTAGAGAAAGGGATATTCAAAAATCTGCAAAAATTGAATTTCTAAAAAATCATAATGTAAGTCAATCAACTTTAGATAATCCATTTTTTGGATACAATTATAAAGATATGGTAAAAGGATACGAAAAAGACATATCTAACGCTTATATGTCTCCTCCAAATCCACCTCCTAAAGACCCAACTTTTGATGAATTATCAAAAATGGCAGAAGAAGATATAGCAGAAGATGCTCTTTTTAATTCATGGTTAAATAAACAAAACATTGAAGCAGCAGAAGCGGTAAAAGGTCCTAATAAAATATATAATAGACCTTATGATGCTGATCCTGTTTTTAAGAAACCTAAAAAACCTACACAGACTAAGAAACCTAAAGAGACTAAGAAAAAACAAGATATTGTAAGTTTAACAAACGCAGAGCTAAAAAAAATATACAAATTAGATCCAGATAAAAATCCTGATGATATAGCACCTTTTCAAGTGTTAACTCAACAAGCACGAGGTCTTTATCAAAAAGATCCAGATAATTTTTTATTAAATTTAAAAAATAAAGATAAAAAAATAATTAGTAGTCTAGATGAGGCATTGGAAACTTACACACCTGGTATAGAACAGTTGTATGAAATTAAAAATAAACTTACATCTAAAGGTTCTAAGACTAGAGAAAAGTTAGTAAAAATTGCACAAAAATTTATGCCTAAAGCTTCTCAAAAAAAGATAGAAGAAAGTTTATTAGATTTTTCACATGTATTTGGTTTTAAAGCAACAGGGGATGTAAATAGACAAAGTAAATTTTTAGACATTGGTGGATCACCAGATGTCATGTATCTTTCTCCATCTTATGCCAACAGAAGTATTCAAAGAAGTTTAGAGGGACAAATAAAAAAATTAATAACTGCAAATAGAATTAAACCAAACGATAAACTAGGAGAAAGTATACAAAGATTACAAAATCTATTGGAAAAAATAAAAGCTGTAAGTTATATAACAATGAGAAATAATGATAATATAGATGTAGCTAAATTTGGTTATGATGCTAAAGAAACTGTTGGTAAATATAAAGCACCTAGATTTACAGATGATGAGTATGAAGAATTATTTGAATATCTTTTAGAAGCACAACCAGATTCTAAAATGACATTGCAAAAAAAGTCACCTTACAAAGGAATACTATTTAATGAAGGTGGAATGGCAAGACGAATGATGGCAATAGGAGGAGACATGTCACAATTTACAGAAACAGAAGAAGTAACATCCACGCCTGATGGCATGGAAGGTCAGTTTGATGTAGCTATGAGCTTTAAAAATCCATTTAAAATCAAGAAACCACCCCCATTATTTGACGAATCTGCCGCTAATTTAAAAATTTCAGGGGCTGTGGACGATATAAAAGCCACAGAAACCGTAACAGACACGAATAAAGGCATATTTACCCTAAAATCAGAGACAGAAATAATGAATTCGCCGCAAGAAAGCATGGTCGGCGGTCAATGGCTTGGTTTTTTAAAGAAAAAAGGCGTTTCTCCCACGGAATTAGACGAATTTGGCCTAGGAAACTATTTAACGGCTAATCAAAACGTTAAAATTACTAAAAATGACTTAATGGCTGCGTATAAAGACCTAAAACCAATTATTACGTACGATATTCATCAAAAAGAGCCTTTTCAAAAAGGTGCTGACGATCTTTTAAGTTTTTTAACAAGACGTGATAGTGGTGGAGGTTATTACCATGGAACAAAGGCTGCTGGGGTAGAAGAAATACGTGGGTTAAATAATAAACCACAAGATATTGCTGGTGATGCCATGCGTGTTCAACTAGCTGAAATATTTAAATCACCAGGCGGCGATGCAACATTAATGATGGACCAAGGTGCAGAGACCATTAACAAAGTCTTTAAACAATTTTACGGCATAGATAATGTTTTAAAAAATGGTGTTCCTGAGGGATCTAAGATTCCTTTTTATTCTAAAAATATTGTAGAACGATTTAAACGTTTACACAGTGGTGATGGTTTTTACATGAGTAAAAAAACACCAAAACACGAAGGTGTACAGTTCTTGGACGGAGGAACCGGGTACATAGAAATTCCTATTACTTATAACCCCAATCCTAAAGGACCAAGGGCCAAGGAACCTGCTTATACAGAAGGATCAGGACATTTTGCTAACACAAAAGGAAACCATCCTGTTTTCTGGATGCGTGCTTCTGAAAGAACTGATGAAGCTGGTAGACGTGTATTATTTATTGAAGAAATACAATCGGATCTACACCAAGGAGTACAACAAAAAGGTAAAAAATATTCAGAGCGTTTGGATAAACCTGGAAAAGTAAATATAAGTAATTTAAATTCACAAAGAATAAAACTTGCTGATGAGCTAAATAAAATAACAGATCAGATAGATAAAGTTAAAGGGCACACGGATCCTTCTACACAAACAGTATTGGCGCGATTACAAACTAAACGTTATAGTATTAGAGAAGAATTAAATGCAATTAATAAACAATTAGATGAAATGGATATGACAGCTGATGGTGTTCCAGAAGCTCCGTTTAAAAAATCTGAGAACCAGGCAAAAATAGCTATTAAAATAGCACTTAATTTAGCACGCGAAAATGGATATGATGGTGTAGTAATGATTTCCGGCAAAGCTAAAAATTATGGTGCTAACGCAGCTGGAACAAATGCTAAAGGTAATTTAGGATTTTATAATAACATTGCAGCTAAAGCGATGAAGAATGCGGCAAAAAATAATGGACTTGACTTTTCGTCTACAAACATTAAAGACGGTAAAGGAAATACGTGGGCAAAATTGCCTTATATTAATATTAAAGGTACACCAACACAACCAGTGGACATGTATAAAAACACAGGAGGCTATATTCATTACCCCTCTTTTGTTGATGTTGTCCCAACATTATGATAGGATAAAAGAATGGTAACTCCTAAAACACGCCCCATCCCTATGAGCACTATTGAAAAAGCAATTGGTCAACTTGCGAGTGGTGTAGAGGTTGGAGAAAATGAAGTAGCAACAGATATAACTATACCTGATGCAAATGTCACAATGGAAGATCAAGTAGAAGTAACAGAACTACCAGATGGTGGTGCTGAAATTAATACTGATTTAAGTGAAACAATTGACCAAACAAACATTCCTTTTGATGCTAACTTAGCTGATTATCTTTCTGATACTCAACTAAGAGAAATATCTAGCTCTTGTGTTGCATCTTATGAATCTGATTTTGATTCCAGAAAAGATTGGCACGATACTTATGTTAAAGGTTTAGATATGCTTGGATTTAAGTATGAAGACCGTAGTCAACCATTTGAAGGTGCAAGCGGTGTTGTTCATCCATTATTATCAGAATCAGTTACACAGTTTCAAGCACAAGCATATAAAGAATTATTACCACCAGGTGGACCTGTTAATACAGAAATAGTTGGTGAGATTACCCCACAAGTAGAAGAACAAGCTAAGCGTGTAAAAGATTACATGAATTACGAAATTACACATGTCATGAAAGAGTATGATCCAGACATGGATCAATTATTATTTTATCTACCTTTAGCTGGTTCAGCATTTAAAAAAGTTTATTACGATTCATTATTACAACGTGCTGTTTCTAAATTTGTTGCAGGCGAAGATTGTGTTGTAAATTACATGGCATCCTCATTAGAAGATGCACAACGTATTACACATGTTATTAAAACTTCTTCTAACGATTTACGTAAACAACAAGTACAAGGTTTTTATCGTGATGTAGAATTATCTTCAGGATCAGTTTCTACTATTAATGATATTAAAGAAAAAGTTAATGAACTAGAAGGTTTACAAAATACTTTAAGTGAAGATGATAATGAACATGTACTTTTAGAAATGCATGTTGAAGCTGATATACCAGGATTTGAAGATCCTAATGGTGTTAAACTTCCATACATCATTACTATTGATCAATTTAGTGAAGAAGTTTTATCTATTAGAAGAAACTATGCACAAGACGACGCACTAAAAGCAAAGAAACAATACTTTGTACATTATAAATTTCTCCCGGGTCTAGGCTTTTATGGCTTTGGTCTAATACACATGTTAGGTGGGTTATCGCGAACAGCAACAAGTGTTTTGCGGCAGTTAATTGATGCTGGTACACTCGCGAAC